TACTGGTACGCCACCAACTGATGTCTGGTTCCGTATTTATTACGTCTAACTACGTATTAGCTTTTAACTCAGAGACAAATAAATGGCCGTATCTCTCTCTCCTTTTGCTGGTGCTGGTTGGCAATTCTTTGACAACAACGGCAATCCTTTGTCTGGCGGTAAGTTGTATACCTATTCCGCTGGTACTACTTTGCCGTTAGCTACATACACCAGCCCATCTGGCGCAACAGCTAATACTAACCCGATCATATTTGACTCGGCGGGTAGATTGGCTAATGAGATTTGGTTGACTGTTGGAAAAAGCTATAAGTTTATACTTATGCCTTCTGATGAATCTTGGAGCCGAAGTTACGACAATATCCCTGCTGGTTCGGCAGACGTTGCCGATCTACAAGCTGCATTGGCATCAAGCACTGGCGCTGGGATGATTGGGTATACTCAAGGTGGTACTGCTGTCACTACTACCGTGCAAGCCAAGTTGCGTGAAACGGTGTCTGTGTTGGATTTTGGTGCTGATGCAACTGGATCAACAGACAGTACAACTGCGGTTCAAAATGCTACTAACACGGGCAAAGCCGTATTTTTCCCAGCAGGTACCTATAAAGTTTCTGGTGTTACATACACTGGGCAAGTAATTTGGTTTTCAAATGGCAATGCAACGATTTTGTCTGATTCAACAGTATTAACTGTGACTTCAGGTATAAATTCAATTATTGATAATTTGAATCTTGAAAACATTACTGCACCTTGGATTATATATCGAAATCCAGGCTCTTGGGCTACTGTACCTACTGTAGTTCAATCTAATAATAATGGTTATCAGCCAACTGTAAATGATGCAGATGTTTGGAGTAGTTTAACTACGGCGCAACAAACTCAAAATGTTGGGCCACAAATTGTATTTTCTGGCAACGCATCACACATTCAAGTAAGTCGTATTAAAGGGCGCTTTGTTTCAATTCTTATTTATGATGCTCAATATTCTGTAGTGCGTGATTGTGACTTTAGAGCTGGAAAAAACAATTACGCTGGCATATTGTTTTATAACCTTACAAACCAACAAGGAACATACAACAGCGCGATAAACAATAAAATAACCTACGCAAGTTATTGCGGGGTTACATTGGTTGGACAATATGCCGCATTAGTAACTGGAAACCAAATTTATTCTGTTGGTGAATCTGGAATTAAAACATATCAGAACACAATAGATACACACGATGCTCGTTGTTATAGAGTAACTATTAGCAATAATCAAGTGCTATGGTCTTACTTTGACGGGATTGATGCTGGCAGTGATTACCCTGCTACAGGCACGATAGATTGTCAGCATTTAATTACTGATAATGATTGCTATGGAAATTATGGTACTGGGTTTTATTTTGATGGAAAAAATAATTTCTTATCTAACAATAAAGCACGATCAAATGGATATGAAGGTTTTAGAGGATTGTATAACTATTCTACTATCACTAATAATTTTGCTTTTGAAAATAATACAAGATCAGACGCTGGGCGCAATCAATTTACTATTGACGGTTCTAATAATTTACTTGCGAACAATAAAGTTCATCAAACTGTCGGTGTTGGATACGCGATATACGCCACTGGTACAAATGTAATTAATTCTAATTATGTTTCTGGTGGGTCAAATTTCTTTGGTAATGCTGGATCAATCAGTTCTGTTGTCGAAAATACTGTTGACGCATCTACAGGGTTATTAACAACTCAAGCGTTTACATTTGGTTTCTATAATACTGGCGTTTTGAATCACTATACAAGCGGCGATGCTATAACTGGTGGATTAGGTAATAACTCAAGCCGTATTATTGGGTGTTCGTCAGGGTTTACGCCTACACCAACTGGCCCTGATAGCAGTACAGCCTTTGCTGGCGGTGCAAAAATTGGGTCTGCATCTACTAATATTTTGTATTTTAATACTGCCGCTCAAACAACTGCATATTTCCAAGGCGTTGCTTCTGTAACATTAAATACAACAGGTACGGCTATTACTGTGGCTGCTGGCGTTTCTTCTATTAACATTAATGGAGTTACTATAAATAGAATTTGTTTGTCATTTTATAATGCTAGCACAGGTGCTGCATTTGCATTAAATACGGCCAATATTCCTTCTGGAAAAACAATTCAAATTCAATTCTTGGGTGCGATAGCATAGTATCTTCAACTAACCTATTGACAAACAGCGTGGGTTGCTGTAAATAACCCTTGTACTGGCCCGATTGACCAGGGGTTCTTAGGAATCAAAATGACTGAAGAAGTGCAAGCCCTAGCGGAAGTAGACTCCGCGCCAGAACAGGTTATGACAGCGGAACCTGCAGCTGAAGTAAGTACGCTGGAAGAAAAACCAGTTGAGCAAGCGACAAAAACCTTCACCCAAGAAGAATTGGACGCCGCCATTGGTAAGCGCCTCGCAAGAGAACAGCGCAAATGGGAACGAGAACAGGCCGTTAAACTTGCAGAAGTGCAAGCCAAGCAAGCTCCAAAAGAGATACCGCCTGTCGATCAGTTTGAAAGCCCTGAAGCTTACGCGGAAGCGTTGGCAGTTCAAAAGGCTGAACAACTGTTGGCAGAACGGGAAGTGAAACGGCAGCAAGCCCAAGCTCTGAATCAGTATCACGACCTTGAAGAAAAGGCGCGGGATAAGTACGACGACTTTGAACAAGTCGCTTACAATCCAGCCCTTAAAATCACGGCTGTGATGGCTGAAACGATCCAAAACTCTGACATTGGCCCCGATGTAGCTTACTACCTTGGTGCAAATGCCAAAGAAGCGGAACGTATTTCTCAATTGTCGCCTTTTTTGCAGGCTAAAGAAATTGGACGGATCGAAGCTAAATTAGCGTCTGATCCACCTGCGAAACGTACAACTTCTGCGCCACCGCCGATTACGCCAGTGTCGTCCAGAGGCTCAGGCAATCCAAGTTATGATACGACAGACCCACGTTCTATTAAGAACATGAGCGTATCAGAATGGATTGAAGCCGAAAGACAACGCCAAGTAAGAAAATGGGAAGCGCAACGAAATCGTTGATTTTGATTTTTTTTAACTTAAGAGGTAATATTCGATCATGTCTAACTCAATTTTGACAATTGACATGATCACCCGGAAGGCTCTGGAGATTAACTAATCGGTCTCCCTTGGGGGTAACCCCAAGAAAAAAACTGTGTGAACTCGGTGGACATCTCAAGTAGACAACACCGAGCGAAGCTCGAAAGAGAACGCGTAACGACTATCCCGAAAGGGAGTACGGCCAAGTGGCCGGAAGCGCACAGCCCCAGAAATGGGTGAAGAGATAGTCTGCTCTGTACGGTGACGTACAGCAGCCCGAAAGGGCGGTTTGAAAGTAACGACTTCAAGCGAACATTTGGCCTAGAGAACAACTTGGTGATCACTCGTAACGTAAACCGTCAGTACGACGACAGCTTCGCTGTTGAAGGCGCTAAGATCGGTTCTACTCTGCGTATCCGTCTTCCAGATCGCGCTTTGGTAACTGACGGCGCTGCCTTGCAAACGCAAGACGACAACGAACAGTACACCACGCTGTCTGTTGCTTCTCAAAAGCACATCGGCATCAACTTCACCAGCGCCGAATTGACTATGCAGTTGGACGATTTTGCTGACCGTGTGTTGAAGCCTCGTATTAGCCAGTTGGCTTCTAGCATTGACGCCGACGTTGCTAACGCTTACAAGACCATTGGTAACAGCGTTGGTACACCTGGAACGACACCTGCTACTTCGTTGGTTCTGTTGCAAGCTCAACAGAAGTTGAACGAAAATGCCGCTGTTATGTCTCCTCGTTATGCTACTGTTAACCCAGCCGCTAACGCTGGCTTGGTTGAAGGCATGAAAGGTCTGTTCAACCCAACTGCTACGATCAGCAAGCAGTTCAAGAACGGCATGATGGGCGAAGGCGTGTTAGGCTTTGACGAAGTTAACATGTCTCAGTCGATCAAAGTGTTCACCACTGGTTCGCGTGCAGCTACTGGCGGCAGCACTTCTTCTGCTGTTACTTCTGAAGGTGCAACTTCTATCGCTATTTCTGGCTTGACTGGCTCTGCCACAATCAAAGCTGGCGATGTGTTCACTGTTGCTGACTGTTATGCAGTTAACCCACAAACTCGTGAATCAACTGGTTCTCTGTTCCAGTTCGTCGCTCTTGCTGACGTAACTTGTAGCAGCGGCGCTGGTACGATCACTGTTGCTCCTGTGTATTCTGCTAACCACGCTTTGGCTACTGTTGACAGTCTGCCTGGTAACAGCAAAGCTGTAGTATTCTTGGGCGCTGCTTCTAGCCAGTACGCTCAGAACCTCGTTTACCACAAAGATGCGATCACGTTTGCAACTGCTGACTTGATCCTTCCACAAGGTGTGGACATGGCTTCCCGCCAAGTACACAACGGCATCAGCTTGCGTATCGTTCGTCAATACGACATTAACAACGATCGTCTGCCATGCCGTATCGACGTTCTGTACGGTTACAGCACGATCCGTCCGCAGATGGCCTGCCGCGTTTGGGGCTAATCGAATGGCCCCCGTTTCAACGGGGGCTATCTAACCTTTTTATTGGAGATATAAATTATGGCACTTCCTAATGGTTCAAGCGGATTTCAGGTAGGTTCTGGTAACCTGAATGAACTCCGTCTTAATTATGGCAACTTAGCAACTGTTATTGGTACTGGTACATCAGTAGCATTAACAGCAGCTCAAGTTACTGCGGGTATGATTGTTGGTGCTCCTGGCACTACAGCAACATATACGTTGCCTGTTGGCTCTGATCTTGATGTTTCTACGGCAAGCTATTCTGCTCCTGCGGCAGCAGCTCACGCTGGAAATACGTTCGATCTGGCTGTTATCAACACTGGCGCAGCATCGATTACTTTCTCTCTTACTGGTGCAACGGGTGTCACTGATGGCGGCAACGCTTTACAGCCCGTAGCTACTCTTACGAGTGCGATGTTCCGCTTCCGCAAGAGCAGCGATGGTGTTTGGGTTGTTTACAAGGTAGGCTAACCTCAATAGAGGCTGGCTTAACCGCCAGCCTCTTTCTATTATGCCAATAATTTACATGACACATCCCCGTCACGGGGCTAAAATCGCTACTATGGAATTGGAAGCGGAAATGGATGAACAAAACGGATGGATGCGTTATAATCCCGATACGCCTACGGTTGAACAGGCGGCTCCTGTAGATCAGGAAGTGACAAACAATTTGCCGCGTCGTCGCGGTCGATCTTCCTCTACTACAGGGTAAGCTATGAGCGTCACTGCTGGCGATCAAATCAATCGTGCGCTACGTCTTTTGGGCGTATTGGCTGAAGGTGAAACACCTTCGGCTTCTGTGTCGCAAGACGCTTTGACTGCATTTAACCAAATGATCGACTCGTGGAATACCGAACGGCTTTCCATTTATAACACGATTGACCAAGTATTTAACTGGCCTGTCGGTGAAATTCAACAGCATCTTGGCCCTACGGGTTCTAGTATGCCTGGCTCGCCTATTACTACTACGCCTGGTACTCCTACTGGGCTTACATACACCTATACGTCTGGAACCTTAAGTAATGTCGTAATTACAGGCTCGTCAGGCCAATTTAGTTGCAATTCTGCGCCTTTGACTGTTGGCATGACGATTACTATTTCTGGTACTGCTGGAGGCACTGGCTCTATTACTGGGTATACCAGCCCAAGTACGTACTATGTAATTGAAACTAACGGCTCAACTACTTTCAAATTGTCAGCAAATTTGGGGGGATTTGATGGTGTTCGTCCTGTTTTGTTAGACGATGCTACTTATTTCCGTGATCCTAGTACGAACGTATCGTTCGGCATTAAGTTCATTAACCAACAACAATATGACGGCATTGCCGTTAAAACGGTAACGTCCACGTATCCACAGGTTATGTGGATTAACATGGAATATCCAAACATTCAAATGACCATCTATCCTAAGCCTACGCGCTTACTTGAATGGCATTTTATTTCGGTGCAAGAGCTATCACAGCCTGCGCTGTTGTCTACTGAATTGGCTTTCCCGCCTGGTTATTTACGCGCTTTTGTGTATAATTTGGCAATGGAATTAGCACCTGAGTTCGGCGTTGAGCCGTCACAACAAGTGCAGCGTATTGCGATGACCAGCAAGCGCAACATCAAGCGTATCAATAACCCTGACGATGTAATGTCGATGCCGTATAGCCTTGTGGCTACTCGCCAACGCTTCAACATCTACGCGGGTAACTATTGATGAAGACCCCGATACTAGGCCAGACTTATGTTGCTCGCAGCATAAACGCTGCCGACAATCGGATGGTCAATATTTTCCCTGAAGTTGTGCCAGAAGCAGGAAAGGAAGCTGCTTTCCTAAATCGCGCTCCTGGTCTTCGGTTGTTAAAAACCGTTGGCGATGGCCCGATCCGTGGCATGTGGTGGCATGGTAATTATACCTATGTCGTTAGCGGCACTAAATTTTACAAAGTCGATACTAGCTACAACGCAACGCTAATCGGAACGATTGGCAACACTGGCCCTGTCAGCATGACTGACAACGGCTTTGTAATTTTCATCGCGGCTAATGGTCTGGGCTATCAATACGATATTTCGACTAATACGCTGCTGCAAATTACGGATGAGAACTTTGCTGGCGCAAATGTCGTTGGCTATTTGAATACGTATTTTGTTTACCTTGAACCTAATTCGCAGCGGTTTTATTATTTAACAACATTCGATGTAAACGGCGATCCTATATTCCCGTTAGTCTTTGACGCAACTAATGTATTCAGCGCCGAAGGATCACCAGATAATCTGGTCAGCTTGATTGTTGACCACGGCGAACTGTGGTTGCTTGGCGAAAACTCAGTCGAAGTTTGGTATCAGTCTGGTAGCGATCAAATATTTGACCGTATCCAAGGTGCGTTTAACGAACTGGGCTGTGCGGCTACATTCTCTGTCGCTAAAATGGACAACGGTCTGTTCTGGCTAGGCGCTGACGCCCGTGGGCGCGGCATGGTGTATCGAGCTAACGGCTA